GTTCGAGATGGATCACGTTTAAAATTTGCGACTTGCTAAAAACTCAGGCGTCTCCGCCATGAAAAATACAAAATCGTAAAATTTAGACGGAACGCCCCATTAAGGAGTTTCTCAAGATTATCATTTGATAATCTCACCCACGGGTCACTCGTGGGTTTACAGTACGACTGTTAGCGCCGATTTGAGGCTTTTCGGGAACCTTCATAATGCTCTAAGTTAATGTACGCTTGTACAATAGCGGACATCCAACGAAATAGAATAAACTGAAATCATCTGCTGCTGACACAAAGTCATCGACATACATCGCTGCCGTTGTAGGCCACGCTGAAAATCTGATTTCACACTTCATACCCATTTCTGGTGCTAGTTGTGCTGGCATAGGAGCACGGGTCATGATATAACGCCTCGTTGTGGAATACGGAATTTCGGCCTCTATCATAGGTGTTACCATAAGACTATTGGTGGATAAACCGGACCATCCGCTGGAGGTGCCGGCTAGTCCCAGTAAGTCTTTGTATGCCAATCCAGTGTTGGCAGGTGGTGCAGTGAATAGTGTCACTGCGTTTGTATCCGCTGTACTAGTTCTCCAACGGGAAATACTCCCGGTCATATGCTGTGCACGGGGGCAAGTAATCATCATTTTATGCCTAATACCCCCTCGAAATCCGAGGAAGCCAATGGAAAAATAAGTGATTGGAGTGAGGTGTACATACGCTACCCCCGCTACATCACCAGCGGGGCCCTTCCCTTTCTGCTTTGGGATTGCACTGGTGGTGAAAGTCCACGATCCGGGTTGGGGTGTTGTGTTTACCGTACCGGAAGTGTGTCTGCGGTAAAGCGTATAACGCTTAACGGCGCTCCGGACTGATACAATTGGATCACCATGATAAATAAGTGAGTGATCGGGTTTACATTTATTCCCGAATTCCCGAATGACTGGTGCATATTCGGGGTGCGAAGAGTCGGAAACCAAATCTTCCACTCCTGATTGTGGTTCAAAGCCAGCTTGAGGAAGGAATAAATAGGATTCCATGAAAGTAGGACTAGGGTCATGTACCTCATAGTCTTCACACGCACTAATGTAGACGTTAACGGTAACATCACCTGCCCCCGCGGTGAGAATCCCAGGGGTGGTCAACTCATTTTCGACTTGAACAGTCAAAAAACCATTGAACAAATCCGAACTGGTCAAGGGTAAAGGCAAAGATCCATATTGTGCTCCCAAGGCAAGAGAACCTAATTCTGGCACATCGAGGTAAGAGCGAGGTTGGTGCCATCCCACGACTATGGAAAAATCAGAATTCGCTCCAATATCCACTATTTCAGACAGGACGGTATTATGTTCACTCTTCCCGGTGAGATTATGGTTAGGGTCATAAGAAATCCGAAGTCTGCCCCTATGCATAGGGGAGGAACACACTTGAAATCGAAATCTCATGGAACCCCTCCACTTAGTAAAAGGGGCTGTAATGAAAGCACACGCGGGCACAGAAATAGCCCCAGCTGTCGTCCGGGCATGCAGCCAAGGAGCAACTCCTGAATTCCATAGTAAGTTACCGGCATTAGTACCATTAACTTTCCATTTGAAATTAGTAAGATATGTCTCGCGTTGTACAATATTCAGGAAGGCCATATGGTCCATCTCCCCCAACCCTACGGTGCGTGGGTCAACGGTGGTCTCTTGTTTAGAATCGAATGTCAACTTTGGTATGGTATCTGTCCTGTCCACATTGGCGAAAGGTTCAGTTAATACTGGTTTAGCATAAACGCTTTCTGAGACGTTTGTAGGGCGTGCGAAACCAAACATCCTGGCAACATCACCCACGGCTCCCGCCCCAATTTGTGTGGCTGTTGCGTAAGGTTTGATCCCAGGAATATCTTTTAACATGCCTGCCCTATGCGCAATGGCATAAGACGTGCGAGACACAATTCCCTTCCCGTATTCGTCACCAGACTGAGGTGTCATGAGTAGAGGTTCGGCATTTGTGGGGCATGATAAAACCACATCTTCCGCCCATAGATAAGTATTAATGTTGACTACTTCGTTCGTCCCGCCAAGATGCCCTAATTTAGTAATAGCTGTAATAATAACTTTTGTTATGCCAACAAAGTCGCTTTGTACAATATTATAGGAGTTCCTATCGTGGAGGTATGGTAACGTCAACGTTCCTCCTTGACTGGTGGCAGGGTCAATAAAAATGTGTGGCAATTGGGATAACTGCATCAAATTAGTATCATCTATGACCGTGTCCACAAGTCCCTTTGGGGAGTGGCATGCAATAGCTCTCCCGAAGTGGAATTGAGAACCGTTTACAGTAATTTTAAGCTTCATATTACACCGCATGTTGCGATAGTTACACACCTTGTTGGACACTCTAGGGTTGTTCCAGTACAGAGCCAATGGATCTAGCTCGACTCTGAAAGGTGCCGGATTATTGGGAAGCCAAACACCTCGCGAAACCAAAATAGGCCTCGCAAAGAACTCATTGAGACTAACATCACCAGTGTCCGCAGCATAATACGAATCATCTTTCGAATGGGTGAGACCGCCGCTCCAATCCGGGTTCTCGTCCACAAAAGTCGTTATAGACTCTTTATCGGTTGACGATAAGACTGTAGTAGTATGTCCCGTGTCCTCAATTCCGGATTGAGGTTTGTAACCTCGAAAGGCAGGAGGGGAAACCGGCTGTTTGTTGATAGAAGGAGGTGTAGTAGGAACTCTCGTAAAACCGGATGTTTGTTTTAATTCTATATCCAGCAATTCCAAATCTACATCGGGGTTAAAGTGAGCTGCGGCAGGCAAATTGTGCTTGCTAAAATCGTATTTATCCATGTACGTGTCGGGTTCAGGGTTATCAAGAGCGAATTGATATATGTCCATTGCGGGGTACATTCCTACAGAAGGATCCGAAAAATAATAATACAAGTTTTTCAAAGTCTGCAAATAGCAATATCTCTTAGCTTTAGATTTTATCAACACCCCTTTTGAGTCATAATACTCGCCAGGATACAAGTTGTCTTCAGAAATTCCGGATTGCGGAACAAATTTGCCGATAAGTTGATCATAAATGTCATCGTAGCAAACATCATGGTCAGGACGGTTAATGTCCCACAGCGAGTCAAAAACTGGGTGCTTAATATCCGTAAGGCCTCGAAGCCTCCGCCCGTATTTATTGGCTTTCCGATGATTCTCGTATGAAGCAAGGAATGCTACCAATTGCTCGGCAGTAAAAGTCGGCGCATCCGCGCCTGTAAGTTTTGATGATCTTACAACATTCATTGGGGGACCTGGTTGGGATTGCGAGTCCAGGCTTCTCCGTAGCTTGTTAGCGGTTTGTTTCTACATATGAGCTTTAAACCAGAGGCTCTATAGGATGGTTTTTAAGTCCGATCACGACTTTTTCGGAATCGCTTATCACAAAGCGCTCAGGCTCGTTTCCAGGAAGCTTGGCGTAATCAGGGTAATAAGTTTCGTTCCATTTCGACAGACAATCGTCAAAATCGAAGTGGAGCGTGCGACACATGTGTAATATGCCGGCTTTTGTGGCGACGCAAATAAGCTGCATGCGTCGGTGTTCATAAACTTCCCTCCCATGGAGAAAAAGCTCACGCAATGCATTATCTATGTTAATAGCAGCCAATTCACGGTCGGTGACGTGAGGGCTGGACATAGTGCAATGCAATGATTTAAAGATGGAACCGATATCCAAAGCACCCACATTATGCTTGATATCCGCATCATACCGAGAATCTCTCTTCAGAAAGTTAACTTCGCCTTTCGGGCGAAACTTGGGGTGAGAACCGGCTTTGTCAGGTGGTGTATAAGTCATCCCATATTCGTCCATTTGTTTTGACATAACCTGATTGTCAAACCAATTGCAACTTTCACTGACACTACCCACTGAATCATCACCATAGAAAAGGGATTTCACATTCTCTTTATAAGGAGGAACGTTTGGTTTTGTGGGACAACTATCATAATAAGCACTCCTGTGCAGAATAGCGTTGGAGAAATTATTAATGAATACAGTAAGATTTTGTCCTGACGGCTGAGAACCGTTAAAGCCCACCAATGTGCCGTTATAGGCAACAGTAGCATGGACAATATCTGACACCAAATGTCTCATAATAAATTTCTCCTCAGAAGAATAGTCGGCTAGTTCCGCCATCTGGAGAAATACCGAAAATGCTGCTCTAGTAATACTAGGTGGGAGTTTTTGATCGTAAGCTTTGAAATCTCCAGCAATCATGCGATCAACTCCAAAATCCGTGGCATAT